GTTTCCCAGTCACGATCTCGTCGCAAGCGTAACGAGCGGGGCAATAAAAACACGACTCGGACGTTACACACTTAGCGTCGTCACTATGTGACTCTGTGGCCGCGTCGATTAGCGTGTTAAAATATCCACGTAGGTCGGACGCTGTAACGTCCCAACGAGCGATACACCCGTCACGATGGAATACACGCGGTTGTGCCACACGTAACGATACTTTAATGTGTTGCTCTGCGTGTCCGTCGACACCAAGATAACGTAGAATACCCATCACGTATGTTATTAACTGCCAGTTTTCAAACGCTTCTACACGCTTATGACCGTACTTAGCGTCCCACACGACTAACTCACCTGTGGATTTAGAGAAACACCACGCGTCGCAGTAACCGTACATACCTTCAATAATATCGCCTAGCTCGATACGTTGTTCAACTTGTAACGCACGTAACGAACCGTTCGAGTTACAAAACTTTAAGACGTCGTTAGCGTATTCGAGTGCTGCGTCGTATATCTCGTCGGTGATGAGCACATTGTCACGACTTAACGTATCAACAAGTTCGTGACGTCCGACCAACTCACCTTCTACACCATCTTTAAACGATTCTAAGATCCGTTGAGCTACTTCGTGAAACGCACGACCCTCTAACATTGATTCACTGTTGCGGTCTGTTTCGATTCGTGGGAATTGTTGGGACAGCTTAACGCTGCCCGTACAATGTACCCATGTTGCCGCGTTGTGCGGCGCTAAGGGTGATTTGTTCATAGTGCTAGCACCTGATAGATTAAAGATGTGTATTTAGCTTGATGAATAGCATCAGCAAGCGCGTCGTGTTTAACACCATCGAAAGGTAAGTCACGTTTCGGGTCAACACCTTTCATTTTACCAAGTTCAACCATTGTTCTAACGTCTCGGTCGTTCCAAAAATCCCACGGTGTTCTTAATCCTCGACTACGATATGCGTTGTCAATCTTCACATTGTCGAAAGCAATGCCGTTACCCCACACTTGAACACCACGTTTTACAAACTTAGCGAAATCATGAAGTACTTCGTTAATGTGACGAGCGTTACCATTGTCGTAAAACTTTGAGCGCGCTTCGTCGTCTTGCTTCATCCACCAAATAACAGTCGAAGCGTCTATCACGCCATATGAATCAAGGTTAACTTGCTCATGGAAAGTGTCACCTATTTCACCTGTTAATGGGTCAAAGTAACATGCGCCGATTGCCATTATAGCCGCGTTAGGGTTAGTACCCATCGTTTCAATATCTAACATTAAGTTCTTCATGCTAACTTCACCTCTAGTGCTTTTACGAATTTAGGGATTAGGTCAGCACGTGCGGCAATCAGTGGGATTGCTGTAAGCGCTGGATCAACTTCTAATAGTGTCGCTTTAATCATATCGTTATCAGCTCCACGCTTCTTCGCGTCACTCGTCATGTAAAGCATTAGCTCTTGAAACGTCGTTACGCTTGGTTGGTCGCTCGGCTTGTCAGCTTCGACTACAGGAGGCGTTAAACTCGTCGGAGGAGTTACGGGTGCTACAGGTGCACCGACAGTCGTAACAGGTGGTTCAATCGCTACGTCACCGTTAGGTGTTACACCTTCGAGTTGTGTCGCTGGCTCGTCGATCGCTGGTGGTGTTAAGTCCGCTACGGCTTGTTCGTCAAGTGTCACCTCAACTTCACAATTAGGTGCGATAACACCTTGTGTTTTACGATATTCAATATCGTTAACATCAGTCACTGTTGTTTCACTCGGAATATCCTGTACAGCTTTAAGCTCTGCTTTAACTGAGTCGATGTAAGCTGTCCACTCTTCTTCGGTCTTATCGGCTGGACGCTTGCGTAAACGCCACGTGTTATCAGCTAAGCGTGTCGCACCTTTACTGTGTATACGCTTATCGTGCGGGATACCGTCCGCGTCGAGTGTGTCGTCTTGCTCGGTATCCGCAGGTTTGTCAGGTGACACATCGTTACCGCCGAAATGAACGTGAACGTTTTCAACAGTGGCTAACGTTTCTTCGATCTCTCCGTCTAGTCGATTGAGTTCAACGTCAAATTGTGAAGCGTGTTCTAGCTCATCGTTAAGTTGCTCAGTGTTAGAACCGTAATGTTCTGACCATGCTTTACCGTATTGTTCAACGTCGGACTGAGTCACACCTGTCGTAACGCTTGGAGCGCGTTCAGTAGCGATACGTTGTAAGGCGTCGGCCATTGCTGAAAGCGCGATATGGTCGTTTGCTGGTACTTCGATTTTAATTTGTGTCATTTGTAAATTCCTCGTAGTTGGTTATTGACAACACGGTCACTATAAACGTATAGTTACCACTCAGTCAACAACAAATGAGAAATAATTTTATGGATACTTTAGACTTGAATAAACCTAAACAGCCTGTAACGGTGGTTAGGCTCACAACTTCAACATATAAAACATCGAAAGGTGCTTTTCGACAGGTAAAAGAGTTACGCACTTTAAAACGTAAAACACCTGATTTCGATCTGTTAGAGAATGAAATGTACAATCAATCATTAGAAGATATTATCATTGTTAATATGTATGACGTTATAGACGGTGTATACCAACTAACTGTAACAAACGAAAGCTACGATTGGGAAACGGGTCACTTAGATGATTATGAGTTAATATTATCACCTTATACTGAGGGTCGTATTGCCAATGATAATAACTAAACATGCGGGGGTTCGGTGGCGGCAACGATTCGAGAAACGTATAAAAGGTGGCATCATCGCCGAGTTTCGTAAAGCTACTAAATGGAAACCTAACAAGGTTCGCACACTTGGTGTGCGTATCAGACGCGACAGACGTTATTATGTTACGGAGCTTTGCATCTTCGTCGTAACGTCACATAATCGCACACTTATAACAATCTTACCGAGGAATTGGGAATAGGTTGACAGGTTAAGTCTAGTGTATATAATAACGCAATGTTTCATTATTTGATGAGGTCTTAAAATGGCTAATAAGCGTAAAGACATTACGGGTAACAAATACGGTAAATTGACAGCAACTAAACCACTTCGACCAAATGAAAAAGGTTTGTGGATTTGGGAGTTTACTTGTGATTGTGGTAATACTGTTGAGCGTTGTATAACCTTCGCGTCTAAAAAACGTCACGGGTCTAAAAGTAGTTGTGGTTGTGATCACCATCTGAAAACACATGGTAAGTCAGCAACAATTAAGAAGCTTTACTACGTGTGGGTCGCGATGCGTCAACGTTGTAACAACCCTAGAAATAAAGATTATCCTAATTACGGCGGTCGAGGTATTAAAGTTTGTTCGTTGTGGGATAATTATAATCATTTTCACAGTTGGGCTTTAGAAAACGGATACTGTGAAGGTTTAACGATTGAGCGCGCCGATGTGAACTTAGGTTATTCACCTTTAAATTGTGTGTGGTTAGCTAACGAGAAACAAGCGTTAAACACTCGTAAGATACGCAAGTACGAATATAACGGTAAAGAATACACTATTAGAGAACTTGCCGAACTGGCTGGTATTAATTTTTACACGATGAAAGGTCGATTAAATAATTACGGTTGGTCAGTTGTTGAAGCTGTTGAGGGTAGACAATGAAAAAAATATGCTCGGATAAAGGACTAAGACCTTATCAGTTAGGGCTTTACGATCACGTACATGAAGCGTGGGGCGCTGGTAATCATGGTGTGTGCATGGTACTTCCTACCGGTGGTGGTAAGTCTCGTATACTTTCAGCAATTGTACGCGATCACGATGGTGCGAGTTGTACCATTGCACATCGCCAGGAGCTAGTGTCACAGTTGTCAATGGCGTTTGCCCGTAACGGTGTTGAACATCGTATAATTGGCCCTGATAAATTAATACGTACTATTGTACGTATGCACATGAAAGAATTTAAACGTAGTTTTTACGACCCAAGCTCTAAAGCATCCGTAGCCGGTGTAGACACTTTGGTGCGTAGAACAGATGAACTTAAACGTTATTTACCTACAGTCACACTTTGTGTAATTGATGAAGCTCACCACGTGCTTAAAGAGAACAAGTGGGGAACCGCTGTACAACTATTTAATAATTGTAAGTTACTAGGACCAACGGCCACACCTGTTCGTGCTGACGGTAAGGGTTTAGGTACTCATCACGACGGTCTATTTGATACTATGGTCGTAGGTCCTAATATGCGAGACCTAATACGTGAAGGGTTCTTAACAGAGTACCGTATATTCTCACCACCTAGTGACATTGATTTATCGCACGTATCCGTCAGTAAGACCACGGGGGATTATAACGTTAATCAAATGCGTGACGCGGTTGGTAAGTCGTCGTTAATCGCTTCGGATGGTAAGTCACGTATTGTCGGCGACATAGTTTCACATTATAAACGTATAGCTAACGGTAAATTGGGTGTAACGTTCGTACCGAGTGTAGAGCAAGCTACTGAAGTAGCGCGACAGTTCAACGAAGCCGGTGTACGTGCCGAAGTGTTGAGCGCTAAAACACCCGATGAACAACGCGGTGATGTGATGCGTAAGTTTCGCAACCGTGAGATATTACAGCTTGTAAATGTGGATTTGCTCGGGGAAGGCGTTGACGTACCAGCGATTGAAGTAGTTAGTATGGCTAGACCTACTGCTAGTTATTCTCTATATATCCAACAATTCGGCCGCGCCTTACGGTTGCTCGATGGTAAAAAACACGCGTTGGTTATTGACCACGCGGGTAACGTAATGCGTCACGGGCTACCAGACGCCAAACGCGAATGGACACTTGATAGGCGTGAGAAGCGTGGGGCTGGTGGTGATGACGCTACACAGTTACGTACGTGTATGAACGAAGAGTGTTACAACGTCTATGAGAAATACCTTACAGTCTGCCCGTTTTGCGACACACCGATACCTAAACCAGCACCTACCGACCGTAAAGAGCCTGAACTCGTCGACGGTGATTTAACGGAGCTTGACGCTAATACACTCGCACAGATGCGCGGCGATGTCGCACGTGTGGATATGCCACTACAAGACGCAATTGCACAGTATCGAATGGAACTAGCAGCGAAACATACCAAACCGTTACACATCGCTGCACACTCTCGTCGGTTCGCTGCGAAGCTTGAAGCACAACAACAAGCGCTTGAAGCACTGCGCGAAATCTTAGCGATGTGGGCGGGTCATCATCGTGCAGCGGGTCGTTCAGACAGTGAGATATTTAGACGTTTTTATCTGCGTTACGGTGTGGATTGGTTAAGCGCCCAGGCGCTCGGGTCGAGTGAGTCGCTAGCGTTAAGTGAACGTGTCGCGCTTGACATTGGTAATTTGGGCACGTAAAGTGACGTTTTGGTCAGTTTAACGGGAGTTACGATGAAAAAAACCGTAAATGTCAGTGGAGGTCGTACAAGTATATGTATGGCCGTAGAGATGATTTCTAAATTCGGAAGGGATAACTTAGATTTTATTTACATGGATACGGGTGCTGAGCACCCTAAGACATACGAGTTCATCAAGTTTTGCGATCTTTATTTCGACCTCAACTTGACTTGTTTACAAGGTGATTTTAATCAGCCTCTAGGTGAAGGCCACACATATAAGATAATACCCGTGGAAGATTTGAAATACGATTTAAAAGTGTACGGTGAACTTGTTAAAAAGTACGGGATGCCTGGTATCGGCAACGGTTGGTGTACGTCTCGAATGAAAGAGGACGTGCACGATAAATATTGTAACGATACTTACGGGGAGCATAACTACGAAACATGGTTAGGTATGCGTTCGGATGAACCTCTGAGGATATGGGGAAACCCTAAAAAAAGTAAACATTCCATAGTTAAGATAATGAAAAACATGGGTATGGATGATATAGATATTATAGATAAGTGGCGTCAGATGGGTGACACCTTAATCACTGTTGAGAATGTTTCAAAGTTGGTAGAAGGTAATGTTTATCTAGCCAGGTTAATGATTCAAAGGTATTACAAAGTAACTATAGACCGCAACATTCATTACATGGCTGAAATAACAGACATGGATAAATCTGACGTAATGGAACATTGGTCTAAAATGCCTTTCGACCTAGAGATACCTGAGTGGTGCGGTAATTGTGTATACTGCTTCAAAAAATCAGACCTAAAACTCGCAGCTGCAGCGAAGGACGAACCGGAAATGTACCAAGACTGGTTACAACTTGTAAATAACGCTACAGTCAGGGACACTCACGATAATCATCGAGGTTATAGAAAAAAACGTTCCATAGGGCAGGTGATAGCTACTTTTGACGGTTCAACAGGCGAAGAGATTAAAGCGCGTATACGTGGTGGTCACATGGTTGAAACCAACTCGTGTTCAGAGTCATGTGAAGCTTTTGGAGATTTATCATGATACACCTTAACGAATGGGCGAAGCGTCACGGCGTAACGCCCGAAGCACTCGAAGAGTTGCAACAGTTATTCACACAGTCGACGGACGTACCGCACTCTATGACCGGTGCGAGCGAAGCGGCTGTGTTGAACGCTGTACGTCTTGAGGCTAGTCACGTTGGTGTTAGGCTCTACCGTAATCAGGTTGGTGCTTGTGAAGATAAAAACGGTAGACAAATACGTTACGGTTGGATGAACGACTCTAAAAAGATGAACGAACATATTAAGTCTGGTGATCTTATCGGTATACGTCCTGTGTTAATCACACAAGAAATGGTCGGTTGTACTATAGGTCAATTCGTAATGCGTGAGGTTAAACGAGCTAACTGGAAGTATACTGCCACTGAACACGAAATTGCACAGTTGCGTTGCCTTGAGTTCGTCGTGTCGCTTGGCGGCGACGCGTGTTTTTGTAATGATGTGGGGTCACTATGACCCCCGTAACGCTTCAACTGTGGCACAATTCAGCGTCGCAACCACTAACTGATCCTGTAGAGTTACCCGACGACCCAAGCGATTTGTTTGGTGAGTGTGACATCGCTGCGGGGTCGATGCGTATGTGGATTTTACCAGATAGTGAGGTACGTGTCGTAATATTTTGTTGACAAGCCCGTCACGCGCGCTTATATTGACCATCTAGTCATTAATTTAAAGAGAGAATAACATGTCAGACCGTAGAACAAGAATGAAACCAGAAGCACGTCGCGAGCACATCTTAGGTGTTGCGATGGATATAGCTATTAAACAGGGTTACGACGCTGTAACACGTGAACGTATCGCCGAGCAAGGTGGTATTTCCACAGGTTTAGTGAGTAAAGTGTTTAACACTATGAATCAGTTACACCGTGCCGTTATGCGCGCAGCGATACACCGCGCCGAGTTACCTATCATCGCTCACGGTATCGCGTCGGGTTGTCGTATCGCTCACGGTGCTGATGACACGTTAAAGCGTCAAGCAATGGATTGGTTGATCAGCAACGGTGGGAGCGAAGACGATGAGTAATGAACACGAAAACGTAATACACGCTATGGCCGATAAGCTTCTCGATTTCTTCGAGGGTTCGGGTGCTGTTAACTACATTGAACAAACTTTCGGTTGTAACGACGACCCTTCAAAATCGTTCGTTGTTACAATGCAGAAAGTAGACGGTTTAACACCTTGTCAAAAACTTGTGGATGCTGAGCGACGTGTAGAGGAGCTTGAAAATGCTCTGACTGAAATCGCTAAACTGCCTGAAGTTAGGCAAGACGAGGGACAATATATAGCGTGTCGCGCGCTGGGAGTGTCGTAGTATGCAACAACTCCCACAATCATTTAATGCGTTACGGGCCTACGCACAATTCGTATTGTGGAAAGCCGTGGCGAGCAAGTCACGACCTGGTAAATTCGACAAGTTCCCTTGTGATATTACCGGTAACGTGACGGACGCGCACAACCCTAACGTATGGTTAGACCCTGACACCGCTATCAGTAGCGCTCAGTTACTTGGCGATAATTACGGTGTAGGGTTTGTATTCACATCGAACGACCCTTTTTACTGTGTAGATATTGACGGCGCTTACGACGGTCAGTGGTCGCCACTCACTACGCAGTTATGTACGGAGTTAACTGGTGCGGCTGTTGAGATTTCACATAGTGGTACAGGTTTACATATTATCGGGTCGTATGCTGGCGCTGAACCTGAACATAAGTGTAAGAACATCGCGCTAGGTATCGAGCTTTACACCTCGGAGCGTTTCATCGCGTTGACCGGTAACGGTGTGAGCGGTGACGCTTCGCACGTGACTGACGGATTATCGTCGGTTGTTACACAGTATTTCGCTGGTAAAGACCCAGAGCGCATTACGGGTGAATGGTCAACGACTCACGTTGAGGACTCCAACCCACCTAAAGACGACGCGGATCTGATCGAGAAAGCACTCGCGTCGAAACCTAAAGAAGTCGCGGTAATGTTCGGTGCTGAACCGACTAAAGTATCGTTCAAAGACTTGTGGACGGGTAACGCACCTGTGTTATCACGTGGCTACCCGCACGACACGCTTGATGGTGAGTATGACCGTTCGAGCGCTGACGCTGCGCTTGCTCAACACTTGGCGTTCTGGACGGGTGGCAACTGTGAGCGTATAGAGTCGTTGATGCGTAAGTCTGCGCTTGTGCGTGACAAATGGGATTATCATAAGTCGTACATGCAACGCACCATTACAAACGCTGTAGCGCGTCAAGGTAGTTTTTACGCTGTGGGTCTATCCACAACTGAGGTCACCGAAGTTACTACCGTACTTGAGCCTGTCATGCGTGACGGTTATCAGTTATTAGCTGCCGACAAGCAAGTTGAACTGTTTAAAGGTTGTGTATATATAGCCGAGGTTAACCGTATCTTTTGTGCTAACGGTGCGTTACTTAAACCTGAACAGTTTAATGCGATGTACGGTGGTTACAATTTCGCAGCGGGTGAAGACGGTGAGAAGACGACCAAAAAAGCATGGGAAGCGTTCACCGAGTCTCAAATAATGCATTTCCCTAAAGCCGATTCAATGACGTTTCGACCTGATGTAGCGCCTGGCGCTATCGTTGAGGTTGACGGGTGGCGCTACGTTAATACGTACGTACCTATCGATATTCACACTGTATCAGGTGACATCGCCCCGTTTATGACTCACTTGCGTAAAGTGTTACCAGATGAACGTGACCAAACGATACTGTTATCTTACATGGCGGCGTGTGTCCAGTATAAAGGGTATAAAATCCAATGGGCACCACTATTGCAAGGTGTGGTGGGTAACGGTAAGACGCTATTCACTCGTTGCGTGGCGTATGCTATCGGTGAGCGTTATACACACATGCCACCAGCGTTGGAAATCTCTGAGAAGTTTAACGCGTGGTTGTTTAATACGTTATTTATCGGCGTTGAGGATATTTACGTGCCGAGCAATAAGCTTGAAATGATTGAAACGCTTAAGCCTATGATCACAAATAAGCGCTTAGCTAAACGTGCGATGAATACCGACCAAGCGATGCACAACATTTGTTGTAACTTTATGTTTAACTCGAACCATAAAGACGGTATCAAAGACGCTACGAAAGACCGCCGCTACTGTGTATTTTATTCAGCACAACAAGAAAAAATAGACCTGATACGTGACGGTATGACCGGCGATTACTTCTCGAATCTTTACGATTGGTTGGATAATCATAACGGTTACGCTAAGGTTGCACACTTTCTTAACGAGTATGCGATACCTAACGAGTTTAACCCTACGATGAGTTGTCAAACAGCGCCAGACACGTCAAGCACAGCCGAGGCCGCTTCGATTGGTATGGGTCGCATCGAACAAGAAGTGCTCGAAGCGATTGGTGAAGACCGTCCAGGTTTTGCTGGTGGATGGATAAGCAGCTTTGCATTCAGTAAGTTACTTAAAGATATTCGTAAAGACAATATGTTACCACCGGGCAAACATCGCGAACTGTTACGCTCTCTTGGTTACGACTATCACCCAGCACTTAAAGACGGTGGACGCGCTAATAACGTTATACCGTGTGAAGGTGGTAAGCCGCGTTTATATATCCGTGCGGGTCATATCCACGGTAACTTAACGAGTGGTGCGGAGGTTGCGCGATGTTACGCAGCGGCGCAAGGCGATTTATTAGCGCAAACAGTTGACACCGCCGTCACTAACAGCTAAAGTATAAAAAGCGTCACATGTCGTGGCGCTAAAACAACGAGGTGAGTATGGATAAACCAAACGGAACACCGTGTATACGTGACATGTGTTGTAATCAATTCGGGGAGCGTGACGAGATGCAACACATTATTAACTCGTTACAAGCTGACGTTATAGCGCGTGGGGCGCGTATCAAGATGCTTGAAGATGAGCGCGATGAGTTACAGCGGAGGTTCGACCATAATGCACGGGTGTAAAGCGTATCGCTGTAACGACGAGATGCACTGCGGGTGGTGTGGGCTCCAATGGGACGCATCGAACGACGAGCGCCCCGAGTGTAAGAAACCAGCCGACGTGTTACGTACTAGACATAACTTAAAAAAACAGGAGAAACCGAAATGCAGACTGTTCAAATAAAAGTATCAAATAAAGGTTATTACCCGTTCAGAGATGAAACATTACCTTTCGTTGTTAACGCTGAAATAGATTGCGATGGTGACGCTTATGTTAGCGGTTTAGAATTACACGAAATAGAACCAGAGCGGTTCCCAAACGATAACTTTACATATGTTTTCGCTAAAGATGTTTTCGGTTTTGAGGTGGTGTCATGAGTTACGTAGGTGAAATGATTAAACACGCTGAGTGCGAGCGTACTTACACAACATGCGCTACACCTGACGAGCTTTACGATGCGTGGAATGCGTCGGGTCGTGGACTGACTCACGATATTGTAGTCTTACCATCTCTTGACGCTAGTGACGCACTTGAGTTTCGTTTAGTGCCTCGCGCTGTGTCTGACGAGTGTGATCGATATACGGGTGATATGTTACAAGTCGCTGCAGCGTTCGCTGGTATAATGTGTATCGGCTTTATTCTTATAGGTTGGGGGTTGTCATGAAATACGAAACGTTTAAACGTCAGGTGAGTGATGTGCTTACCGAAATGGGTCAACAGCGTCACGGTATGTTTAACCCTAACGCTGTTGAGCTTATCTGCATGATATGTGCACATGAGTCGCTTGGCGGTGTACTACGTGTGCAAATGGGTGGTGGACCTGCTCGTGGTGTGTTACAAATCGAACCCGATACGCACGACAGTATATGGGATAACAGCGACACAATTGCACAGACGTCGAAAGCTATGGGCATTACTCGCGATTGGTCACGTGTTGAGGATGGTGATCGCTATTCGATATTCTTAGCGCGTCACCTTATCGCTATGGATCCTCATCCGATACCCGACGACGTGTTAGGTATGGGTGCTTACGCTAAGCGCGTTTGGAATACTAGCGCGGGTAAAGCCACAAGTTCTCGTTATATATCCGATTGGATGGCGTGGCGAGCGGGGGAATTGTGATACAGTTCATCGCGTTTATGATAATATTCCTATTTATGATGGGGATTGAAGAGTAACCCGCCATTGTGCGGGTTTTTACGTTTAAACGTCGCGTAGCGGCGGGGAGAAATATTATGGGTTGGTTAAAAGTGTTGTTAGGTCCTATAACGAGTTTGTGGGAAGGACATCAAGAGCGTAAGGCTGCTAAGCAAAACTTAAAAGCTAAGCTCACAGGTCAGAAACTAGATAACGAAGCGCGCGCTGGGTTTAACGATCAGGAATGGGAAATGCTCGGGAAGTCGCAGAGTGCCGAGTCGTGGACTGATGAATATGTGACTGTTATTATCACATTGCCACTGGTGCTTGTGTTTGTATGTACGTTCATCGCTATACTGTTCACTAAACCTGAACTGCTTGAGGCGAGCGATGCGGCCATTGCGTCCGTTAAGACGTTACTACCTAGTTATGATGAGATACTTGAAATCGTGGTGCTTGCTGCGGTGGGTATCAAAGGCTTGAAGTCTATACGTCGTTGAGTGTGTGGCGCTCTGTTGGTAGCGCCTATCCTGATACTGTTATCTACTATCCTTACGGCAATCGATACAATTACCTGTTGATACATAGTGCCAGCCTGTATGACCATGCTTACATTCTTCACCCGTACGGTATACGATCATCTCAAGCTCGTGAGCATCTTCTCGGCTTATCACCATGTCGGGATTATTAGCCATTATAATACTAGTCGCTGTGGTACGGTTGTCGCGAGGTGGGTTACAACCTTGACACGAACCATTATGTATATTCTTAAGTGCTCTCTCACCACACTTAGGGCAGTCGGTAGCGGGCATGTACCACGTCTTACCGTCCTGTATAGCTTTTTGTCGCGGTGTTAGTTTGGTGCGCATCAACTGACACTGATAACACTTACCGTGTCGTTTAAGCCCGTAATGCCCGTGAGTTTTACACGCGTCTTCTGAAACTGTGAACTCCCCTGTATGCTCGTTTTGTTGATATAAGTACGCAAGGTCGATCATCTCATCCCACACGTCTTCGTCTATAGGTCGAAGCACTCCCGCCGATACTTTACTCATCCATCCACCTTCAGGATTACTACAAAACATCTTCATGTGGCGCTTGCATAAATTGTAAAAATCACCTGCTTTTAACTGTGCACAACCTGCACATTCTTGGTTTTTTGTATACCTACTAGTGAAACGAGCGTTGCATTTATTACACTTCACGCCCTCGTCGTAGCGCTTCGTTTTAAGTTCACACGCTAGTTCGTAGCTCGTCGGGTGTTCCGAAGCTCTACCGTCTGGAAAATAATAGATTGGCACGTTGTCATACTCCTAATATAATTACTTGAAATTAAGCGTTGAGTATAATTTATAAGTATGACGTTAGTCAATACCCCAGATTTCACACTGGTGGGATTTTTTGTTAGGTGTACCCGCAGCCCAATAACGACGCGGGTTGTAGCGTTTCACCTTATTTACCCATCGTTTTTCGTACTTCCTTTCTATAAATCACTCATTATTATTATCGTACAGTATGATATGTATGTATCATACTCGTATACTCTACTACTCTCTTCTCTCTTACTATCTATTCTTATATTTTAAGGGGTAAAGGGGTAAAGAGTATATGTAGTATGATTATCAAGGGCTTAGGGTAACCCCCCTATGTTAACCCTGTATGGTTATTAATGGGGTGTGTTGCGAATTGTTGCGAGGCTGTGCGTTTGTGGATATACTGAGCGTATGTTACGAACAGGGCTAGAATTATGATTGTGGAATTAGAAGGGCGGTCGGTTGAATTGACCGATGAACAACTTGAGGCTTACGACGCGCTTACGAAATTACAACGTGGCGTTGCGCTTGCTTCGCTTGCGGGAAACGAACCAGCCGAATCGCATCGTCTCGGCGGCGGGAAATGTAAAAACGAATCGCATCGTAAAGACTTGGGTAATCAGATCCTATCTAATCCTCTCGTGAAGCGTTTCCTATCGACAATGGCGGTCGAACCATCGCCTGAAATCGCCTCGGCGGTACTCTCACGCGACGAACTACTCATGGGCCTTACGACCATAGCCCGAACGACTATCGACGACGTGGTGAGCTTTACAGAGCGTCCTAGCGTTGACATGGAATCGGGACTTGAAGTGTATAATTCTTCGGTACATGTGAAATCAATCGACGAAATACCCGAAGGTGCGCGTAGTGCGATTAAGTCCGTTAAGCAAACGAAAAACGGTTTAGAGATTACGCTGTACGATTCGTTAGCCGCTCGTAAACAAATCGCCGATATGTGTGGATACAACGCACCGACGAAGAGTGAAATCAGCGGACCAAACGGCGCGCCGATACAAACTCAAGATGTACCGGACGAAGAACTCGAAGTGAAACTTAAAGCGTTAGGGTTGGGTCGTTACCACAATCAGTTGGGCGGTAAGCGTGACCAGTAACGCAGCGATTTACGAAACGCTTAAACGCGAAGCAATCGAACAGGCGCGTGAATCCCTCATGGGTTACACGCTCTACACGAACCCAACGTACGAAACAGGCTGGTTTAACGAGCTACTATGTGCTGAACTAGACCAATTCCTTTTGGACGTTGCGGACGGTAAGTCCCCACGTCTCATGATATTTGCTCCGCCGCGCTCAGGTAAATCAGAACTAGCCTCACGACGCCTACCGGCTTACACAATGGGTAAGTATCCAAACTGGAATATAATCGCCGCGTCGTACGCCTCACCGCTAGCGTTCAAAATGTCACGTGATACACAACGCATTGTGAAATCAGAGCAACACGTTGACGTATTCCCTGACGCTCAAATGGGTACGTTAAAATCTGATGCCCGTACATCGGTAGACGAATGGGAAACGATTAAAGCGGACGGCTCGCTTGCTGGTGGTACGTATCGTGCTGCCGGTGTGGGTGGTGGTATCACCGGTCAGGGTATGAACATCGGTATCATTGACGACCCCGCGAAAGATTACAAAGAAGCGTCAAGCCCCGCGTACCAAGAGACAGTTATCGATTGGTACGAAACTACGTTTTACACTCGACGCGACCCGAAGGTTAACGGGATAATCATCATCCTAACGCGTTGGCATAAAAACGACTTAGCCGGTCAACTGCTTGAACGAGCGCGTGAAGGTGGTGAACAATTCCGCGTCGTTTCGTTCCCCATGGAATGGGACAGTGACGTACCAGAGCGTCACGAACTTAACGGCGACACGTACACGTTGCGCCAACCTGGGGAAATACTATTCCCTGAACGCATGCCCCAAGGTTTCGTAGACCAGTGTAAGGCGTCAGGCTCACTCACATGGAACGCGTTGTATCAACAACGACCCACCGCTAAAGGTGGTTCACTCATCAAGTCCGAATGGTTTGGTGAGTATGATATATTACCTAAGATGAAATTCTCGTACATCATCGGCGATACGGCTCAGAAGACGAAAGAACGAAACGATTTCTCAGTGTTTGAACATTGGGGTCTAGGTAACGACGGGTACTTGTATCTTATCGATATGATTCGTGGTAAGTGGGAAAGCGACGAGTTAAAGAAACGTTGTGTTGCGTTCTGGCAAAAAGCGAAACACATTCACGGTCTGTCGTGTCGTAAGCTGATGGTTGAGGACAAAGCGAGCGGTACGGGTTTGATACAACAGATACGCAAATCGACTAAACCGTTGATACCTGTCATGGCGATACAGCGTAACACCGATAAGTTGACGCGCTTCATGGACGTGCAGGGTTATATCGAATCAGGCTATGTGAAATTACCCAAGGACGCGCCGTGGCTTAACGATTTCTTAGCGGAGTGTGAGGGGCTTCAAAGTGACTTCAAAACCCACGATGACCAAATCGACCCGATGATTGACGCTATTGACCAAATGCTCGACCATAAGCGCCCATCGTTGAAAGACTGGGTTAAATAACCCTCAACGCGCGACGTCGTTTAACTTCACGCCTTACGCGTAATTCAAATTGAAAGCGTTGACCGAGCGTTACACGCTTCATGTAACCCATGGTGTCACGTTTAAACGCTTCGTATGGTTGTTCAAAGCGTAACGCGTGTTCGAGCTTTTTTGTACGCTTTGCGGTTGTCCACAACGGTAATAATCATCTCATCGCCTTTTTAAGTTTGTATCGTTTCATAATTATCATATCAGGTGTGCGGCTCATCTCACGCGCTAACAGTTGGTTGTCAGCACACGTTAAGATCCGCTCACACTGTTCACGTGTGTAACGCTGTGCACGTGTAGCGATGCCCAACGTCGATAAGCGTTGTGCGGTCGCTGCGTATGTGCGGTTGAGTCGTTTTGCCACCTCTGCGATTGAACGACCCTCCACAACCATTTCACGCATGGTTAGCTCGTCGCGGGTCGTGTAGTCTCGTTTCATATCCGTTACTCGCTTGTTTAATTGACTGTAGCGTCACTATAGCCGATGGTAGCGCAACGTGTCAAGTGTTGATATACTCTTAATAATTCCGATTCATTGAGTACCGTATAACATGACCGACATCGTACCAATACCACCACCGACGCTTGACGGACTTAGTAACGTTATGACGGGGTTAGGTGGCCCAAATTCTAAACGCTCGCATAACCAATGGAACTATCCGCTGTTTGGCAACTTCTCAGAACTTGACGCGTGTTACACGTCTAACTGGATAGCCCGTAAGATTGTGGACATACCCGCCGAGGACATGACGCGCGAGTGGCGTCGTATCAAGTGTGACGGTGCTGAAGAAATCACAGCGTACGAAGCGCGTGTTGGGTTACGTCCAAAAGTGCAAGAGGCCGTTAGCTGGGGTCGTTTGTACGGTGGTGGTGGTATCTTGATGTTAACCGACCATGACCTAACGAAACCGTTGCGAGTCGAGTTAATCAAGCGTGACGGACTCAAGGGACTTAAAGTGTTCGACCGGTACGATATGCAAGCCGGTACGATTAACACGTGGGACATCCTCGCTGAAAACTATTTAAAACCTGAGTTCTACACGGTGCGTGGCGGTGCGATGCAAATCCATCATAGTCACTTCGCACGTTTCACCGGTGAGCGCTTACCGCTGCGTATGCAGCAACAGACGCAGGGTTGGGGCGACTCAACGCTTCGTAAGTGTATCGAAGATATTACCGATATGGTCGCAGCGAAGGACGGTATCGCTGAGCTAATGCAAGAAGCGAACATTGACATAATCACACGTAACGGCCTCGCGGACGAGTTAAGCACCGACCAGGACGATATGATTACCAAGCGTTACCAGATGTTTAGTTTAATGAAGTCGTCGATACAGATGGCATTGCTTGACGGCGGTGACGGTGCGGGTGGTGGTACCGCTGAGAAGTTCGAACGAGCTACGTTAAACCTGTCAGGTGTCGCGCCGATTATTGAGCAATTCATTACGTGGATTTCAGGCGCTGCGGACATACCAGTTACACGTATGTTCGGTACGAGCGCTAAAGGTATGAACGCCACGGGTGAGGGTGACGACAAGAATTATAACAATTCTATTCGCGCTCAACAGACTTCATATCTGCACGAGCCGATGCGCGTACTTGACGAGGTGTTAGTGCGTAGCGCGTTGGGTCGATTCCCTGACGAGTATGACTACGTGTGGAATCCACTATCACTACCTAACGACCTTGAACACGCCCAGGCCGAGAAGCTGCGAGCAGATAAGCACATGTCGTACCTTGAAGCTGGTATTGTACAGAAATCACAAGTTATGCGTGAACTCCAAGCGAATGAAGAGTACCAGTACGACGACGACGAGCTTGAAGAATTAGAAGAGCTTGAAGAAGGTAATATGTTCGAAGAAATGCCTAGCGCTGAAGACGACCCACTACGTTACGCTGAAGAATACGTCGAGAAGAATGAAGCCCCGTAACGGGGCTTATGCTAAACGTGTGGGTGGTGGTATTGATACTTGAGGTGGTTCAACTGTTAATGCCTCTTTCAACGTCTCGAACATATCACAGCGCGTGTAATGGTCACTTTCACTCTCATCAAGACCTTGTGGTGAATTTTGAAGATAACCTAATAACCATCTAGCTTCATCTTCACTTAACGATATTTCAATGTTCACTGTTTTTACTGTTCTGGTAATCACACTAACCCCCAAAGTTTTAAACGTTTCTCGTAGCACTCTACGAGCGTTTCATCTTGTTGACCGAGCCAGTCGGCAAACGCTATTATACTCGCTGCGATTTTAATCATTCCCCGAACACCTCATCGATCCATAGTTTAACTTCTTGCTCAGAGTGGAACGAAGTACAGTTACATCCGTAGTGATCGACGTTAGAATAAACACCACCCTTGAACTTATCAACCCTTACGTATGACACACCGTTATGATCAAGTGTCACTTGTTTGAAAGTAGTTATTACTCGTTGCATAAATCACCTGTTAGTTGTTTCGTTTCGTTTCGTTTCGTTTCGTTTCGTTTCGTTTCGTTTCGTTTCGTTTCGATAAGGTAATATTAACAACTAGTGACGGTGCGGTCAACTAATAATATTAAAAAACTCAAATTAATTTGTTATACTGTGAATATATCCACGAACCGAGCAGCAACATGACGAGCGCCGAATTATTACAGCAACAACTAGCCACCAGCAAGCGCCGCAAACCTAAAGGTGTTAAGCAAGACTTACAAGCGGGCGCAACGTACCAAACAGAGTTACGCCGTATCGTGCGTGAAGTGCGTAAAGACATCGATACGTACATTATGGGCGCTGTTAAGTCGACAAGTTTTGAGTATACCGCGGACGGTGTATCGACACTGGTTACGCTCGACTCGTACGTTGACGTTATTGCAGGAGCGTTAAAACTCGTTCGGGAGCGCTGGTCAAGTCCACAGTTTAACGCGCTTGCGACTCGTATCGCGCGTAAGTTCGTTACGACGGCCAACAATACAAACGCTGAACGTACGAAGCGTGATTTAGGAATTGATATATTCGTCGATAACTCAGAGTTGCGCGACTACGTACAGGCGTCGATATACGATAATGTGCGTTTAATCGAATCGATACCGGCGCAATACTTGACACAAGTTGACAGTATCGTGATGACGAATTTACGGGCGGGAGGTAGACCGAGCGCAATCGCTAAGTTACTACAGGAACAATTCGGCGTTACGGAGCGTCGCGCTAAACTTATCGCGCGTGACCAGACCGCAAAGGTGAATGGTGACTTAAACGCTAAGCGTCAAACCGCTGCGGGCTTTCCGTACTTTGAGTGGACTGATAGTGGTGATGAACGTGTACGTGATAGACACGCTGACATTAACGACAAGGTTACAGCATACGGGAAGGGGATATACCGTTGGGATAACCCGCCGTTGAGCGACCGTGGTGTTCCGATAATCCCAGGGCAAGACTTTCAGTGTAGGTGCATAGGTCGACCAGTGAGTCAGGAAGAGGTGGACGCGAATATCCGAGCGGGTCGCGTCCGTAAGGGTGTGTTAAGATAGCGGTAAAGGGTAAGGTAACTCGAAGTATTTTTCGGTCTTATCGCGGTTAGGTTGTTTAACCCTATCATCTAGTACTGTTTCACCCACGACATGATGTGTGATTTGTTCACGGTGAAACGCTTTGTATTCGTTGTCGTCAGTTACTAACACTATAGAGCCGGTCAAAGGGTTTATACCCACACCGTAACCTAAGAACCTGTCTTTATGGTAGTAGCGTATCACGACACACCCCCACACTGCTTCGAGTAGTTTTCGTACTCTTTGAACAACCGTTCAGCTTCGTCTAGTTCTTCCATTTCTAAAGCCGCTTGATAAGCGCGATACATTTCGTCGCGTTTCTTTACGTACCATTCAGGGTCAAGCATGTGTCACCGCCTCAAGTGCTTTAGCTGGGTAAATCTGTACAGACCCTGCGTGTGATGAGCTTTCTACGGCGTAACCTTCAGGTGTTAAGCTCGTTGAGTAGAAACCCACGATAACGCCTTCCCACTCCGAACCGCTTTTTTTACGTACTACGTCACCCATAGCGAATATGTTGTGTATATTACTTTGCATTTCCGTTTAACTCCTCTTCGATTAGATGTGCGTAACCTTTAATATCATGCCACGAATCTGTGTAATTTGGATCACCGTTTAAAATGCGTCCCACTTTGTGCTGTATCATTTCAAGCGCTTCGCGTTGTGACGGTGTTAGTTGTGACCAGTTTGGTGTCGAGCGCATCACGCTTTTAAGCTCTTGCATAATATCCGCACCGTCTTTAAATGCACCATAACGATTTCCACGCTCTTCGACTGTAGCGTCGATACCATTAACCATCTCAATTTCAGTCGCATCGAACGACCCATCTTTACGTTTTGAGAAAGGTTTTTTAAGATGATTAACCACCATACTATCACTGATTTTAACAGCGTGTTCCCAATGTGACGCAGGTAGAATGTTATATTCACACCAATCACCCTCGGAATTATAGAAATATTTACCACCCTCACGTTTTAACAGTGGGTTAGCGCACCCATCATTGTAACGATACTCAACAACCCCACACGCTTCAAACTCTTCGCGTGTCCAGACTTTGCCGTCGTAGTAACTCGGTGCGAAATGTTCGGTCAGGTCTATTGAGTGGACACCCATTCCTGGTTTGAAACTATTGGCGAATACCGCAAACCCATTACTATATAACAGTACAGTGTGGTATTCACCACTAGGCCATTCCGTAACGTGTTGTTTAATAAATTCTAGACTGTTCATACTCATCGTCTTGTAACCCTTTATTTAATTGACTGAATCGTCACTATAGGGCATACAATAAAAATTTGCAAGTATTATTATTAACGCGTTATACTGTAGCTATTAAAGCAGAGGACACACAGTCTTGAAACATTTACATATCACAGACACGTTCGATTTCGCACCGTCATCACGTACTTATACGGATAACGGTTTTTTGCGTGTTAAAGGTCGTGCCGCCCGTACAGGTGTTTATCAATACCTTGCGAGCGAGTTAGAGTTAACCGACCGCGCACCGAATGACATTGTGAACGTGTACCGCCCAGCCGAAGAAGTATTTAACACCGATTCGCTCTCATCATATGAAAACGTAGACGTAACGAACGACCACCCGACCGCTATGGTAGACTCTAAGTCGTACAAAGCCACAAGTGTGGGTCACGTTATCAGTGCGACACAGGACGGTGATTTCGTCAATGTGGATATGATTATTAAAGCAGACGACGCGATTCGTGATATTGAGAGCGGAAAGTCTCAACTATCGCCAGGTTACACAGCTGTGTACAAAGCCGAGCAAGGTGTAGCGCCTTGTGGTACTGCTTACGATTTTAAACAAACCGGAATTGATGTAAACCACGTCGCGATTGTTAAGCGTGGACGCGGTGGGGATCAAGTTCGTATCAATGACAACCACGGAGTAAAAACCATGAACAAGGTAACACTTGACGCTGGTCGCTCAATCGAGATTGAAGACGCTGCGGTTGCCGCACTCGTTACAGATTCGATTGCACGATTAGAAAAACAAGTCACCGATGCTCAAGCCGCTATCGACGCAGCGACCGCAGAGCGTGATACTATCGCCGAGAAACTTACAGTCGCTGAACTAGCTACAAGCGACGAAGCAATCGCCAAGCGCGTTGCAGACGTTGCGAGCGTACAAGCTCAAGCGCGTAAAGTTGCGGGTGATAAATTCACATGTGAAAGTGTGGACACATTAACGATTCAACGTGAAGCGCTTACGCTAGTACGTGATTCAATCGACTGGTCTGAAAAAGCCGAAGCGTATGTACAAGCCGCTTTCGATATGGCCGTTGCGGACGCCGAAGCGACCCCAGCACACAAGCCGACTGAACAACACGCGTTACTTGCACAAGATGCGGCTAACGTACAGAAACCAGCCGAGGCTAAAGTCTCAGCATACGACGCACATTGTGCGAAATTACAAAACGCTTGGCAGGAGAAATAACCATGGCTGTTTTAGGTGGTAATGCAATTAATCACGGCGTAGCGTATGCCGGTCAAGTAGCTGATCAACAGTTACGCAACAAAGTATCGAAACTTAACCAAACAGGCGCTTCAATCGCGTACGGTAAAGGTTTAGTTACTGAAGACGAACAAAGCGCACAATTACCTGTACCAGCGTCAACCGCTGCGGAATTTAACGGTGTATTAGTTTACGAGTTGAACCGCGCACGTCAAGACGGTGAAACAGGTGCACCAACTGGTTACGACATGACGTTGTTAACCGAAGGTGTTATCTGGGTTACAGTACTTGATACAGTTGCTAAAGACGCACCTGTGTACTTACGCGTAGGTGCTACGGGTGCGGGTGATTTCTCGGGTATTGTGGGTTCAGGTGCAACACTTGGCGTACTTCTACCAAATACAAAATTCTTAACGGCTGGCGATGCTGGCGATCTTGTTAAAATCTCACTAGGTTTAGGTGGTTAACATGAAACATACATTTACTTTAGACGCCGACCTAGCTGAACGCTTAGGTATGGATGCGGGTCACACGGTTCAGTTTTCTGACGGTCTTAAAACGATGGACGACGGTATGGGTTTCTATATCTCTCAGCTTGCTAATTTAGAAGCTAAGATTTACGAAGCTAAATACACGAATATTAACTTCCAAGAAATGGTCCCTGTTAATACGTCTGTACCTGAATACGTCGATTCGTGGGATTACATTTCATACGATGCTGTAACGCTTGGTAAATTCATCGGCTCAAGTGCTGACGACTTACCGTCTGTACAAGCTAGTGCGAACAAAACAAGTGTACCGATTGGTTACGCTGGTAACTCGTTCGACTACTCGCTTGACGAGCTTCGTAAAACGCAGCAAATGCGTATGCCTATCGACACTATTAAAGGTCGTGCGGCGTTCCGTGGTTCACAAGAACATTCACAACGTGTAGCTTACTTCGGTGACGCGGCGCGTAACATGACAGGCTTGTTTAACAACCCTAACATTGCTGTGGATAACTCGACAGTGAATTGGGCGACTGCTACAGGTCAAGAAATCGTAGCGGACATGAACAGCTTGCTAATCGAAGTGTGGATTAACTCAGCTAATACACACGTAGCTAACGCGTTCGGTCTTGACTCAGCACGTTACGCGCAGATTAGTTCGCAGCGTATGGATAGCGGTACAGACACGACTATCTTAGAGTTCTTTAAAAAGAACAACCTGTACACTACTATGACAGGTTCAGAGCTCCGTATCTTCCCACGTTTACAGCTTAGCGCTTCAGTATTAGCAGCTAACGGTGTGTCAAACGGTGATAAAGACCGTATGATTGCTTACGAGCTTAACGACGATAACCTTGGTATGGTTAACCCTATTCCATGGCGTCCACTAGCTCCACAGATGAAGAACCTAACGGTTATCGTCCCTGCAGAATATAAAATCTCAGGCGTTGAGTTCCGTTACCCGTTCAGCGCAGCGTATCGCGATCACCTGTGAAACTAATTAACTCGTTACGGACGAAAAAGGGGAAGGCCCGCCCCACCGTAACGAGTTATACTAACAATCGGGTCGAGGGCTAATATCATGTTATTGAAAAATAAATCAGCACGTTTAATCACCGTTAATGGTTCGTTAAACGATAAAGGTGAACGCACCGAGAAGTATTTAATCAAGCCGGGTAAAAACCCAGCGGTTGAAGTGCCTGACGAGTTGTGTGAATCAGCGTTTGTACAATCACTAATCGACAATGAAGATTTAATCGCCGTTGCGGGTAGTCCGGTTAAACCAGAGTTACAAGGTAGCCCAGTTAAACCAGACTTAAAGCCACGTGGTGATAGTGACGCCGACGACGGTGAGTCGCTTTACGCGGATTTCGACAAAGCGCAACTAGTAGCACAGTGTGAAGCGCGTGACATTGAAGTGAAGAGCCGCGACACAGCGACACAGCTTATCGCTAAACTCGAAGAAGCGGACAAGTAACAATTTGTAGTTGACTGACGATTGGGCTGCTATACGTAGCCCTTTTTTATATTTGGAGAACGAAACATGTCTGATACATTACCGGACGTATTATTACCAGCTAAAACACCTGTGGACTTATACGCCGCAACAGGTATAACAGTCGGTACGAAAGTAAGTGCTCAAAACGTGGGGAGCGGTGATGTTCGAGTACATGTCGGAGCTACTACGCCTACTATGGGTGCTTCGGGCGCTGCGTTACTCGTAACCGGTCAAAGCGGCGAGAATACACAAGGTGATTCAGGCCTATGGGCTTGGAGCGTTTCGGGTAGTGCTGTGCAAGTTGTCGAGGTGGTGTGATGGCGTTTTTAGTTAATAACATAATACCAATAACGTTAAATATTAAAGGTGTTCTGGTTTTTGGTGGTAGTGACAACGTTATAGTCGGTGGTTGGTACGACAAAACAACGGGTTTAGTTGATTGCAGCTACGGCTTAATAGAATGTAATGGGGAGTTAATAACATGTCTTTAGAAAAAATGATATGTGGTGAGAATTACACGACAGAGCTTTTAAGATCAAATGTAAACGGATTAATAAACCTTGTGGGTGCTGATTTATACACTGATGACAATGGTTTAGTTCCTGATGATATATCTTTTGACAACTCACAACCTTTTATTGATTTGTGTGCTGCTGCTGGGGATGGTGACACTATAATTTTTGGTAGGTCAAAAACATACCATTTTCTAACAGATACATTCATAGACTTAAGTCAAAAATCTATAAATGTAAATTTAAACAATTCAACTTTGGTTATACATGACGAAAACAAGGTGGGGATAGAGTTTCACGGTGGTTGGTCATCAATACAGAGTTTTACATCTATAGGTGGCGCAGGTGATTTAATAGTTGGCGGAATACCTGACACATCATTAATCAGACCTAGAGATATCGTTAGACTTACTTCTGACGATGTGGCTAAAGACGCAAAAGGTGCTTTAGCTTTCCAAGCAGAAGACATCTTCGTTGAAGAGATAGTAGACTCAAATTCGATCAGACTCGGTGGGTTAAGTAGTAGTATTTGCGGGCAAAACAACACCTACACGACCAACCCACAAATATCTCAAAGAAATAATAATACTGTGAAAGTTTACAATGGTGATATCAAGCACAGAGATGATGTTACAGGATTGGTGTTACTAAATGCCCCTCTGACAAGGTTTGTTGCTTTAAATAAACCAGTCATAGCCTTTAATACAACAAGAACATATAGATGGTCATGTGAACTAGTAGCTTGCTTAAACAGTGTAGTGTATAAAAGTGATTTCTCCAATGGAGAGGACAGGGATGCTGCTGGTGACAAAGAGGCTCAAAGTTCAGGACTTGTGGACTGTAGCTTCGGCACAAGGGTTTATGGTATCACTGGCAAAAGGGTAAGGCACCTCGTTGATACTCATAATCAAAGTTATGGTTCAAACCTAACTAAACCAGAGCTATACGGTAGCAGTGTGGATATGAGGTGTATAGGTGGTCAAGCCATAAGCACCTCTCTTGATTCTTTCGCATCTCATCATCAGTGCAGGGATTTAGTGTATGACAAGTGCGTTAGTGTTAACTCAATGTCTTTTGGTTTCCAGTGTAGGGGTGACGTTACTCTAATTGACACGGTGAGTAGAGCTTGTGTGTTTGATATAAATATTTTCGATGAGGAAGATATGAACCCCTCAAGAACAAGCGCCAGAATCATAAATCATAAAAATATTTGTTCTGGTGTTATAACGAACACAAGTAAAGGTGTTCCAGTAAACTTCTATAACTATAGTGGTGACAGGGTTACAGCAAAAAGTAGTACATCTTGGTATACATCATCTGTGGATACAGTAGCAAAGTTTAACGGCTACACTAGCTTGACATTCTCACAACCTCTCAACGAATTCGACTCTTATTTCGGAAACAATGTGGCGGGGACTATATTGTTTGATGAGATGGATTGGCACTTTGACAACTATGCTATAAAGAAATATCGTGGCTTAGATGTGAGAGGTTCAGGTACGACAAGTAATTATAAGCTACATGGTGACAAGTTCAAGATAAGAGGTACTGGTGTTGACAGTTTGTTCAGGGCAAACTCAGACCCTGTTGTGGACGGTCAACTAATCTTTGACCTTGTTATGGATGATGGTGTAGGGGTCTGGGGGGCAACCCCGCAACCAAACGACACAAATATACAGATCTGCGGAGGTGGTGATATATCTTTTGTAAGAAATGTGAACTTCTTAACTGAAAGACAGTACTTACAGTCTGGAAGGATTGAACAAGTAGTTGCCGACTTCGGGTTAAATGTGCCAACAGACGGATTGGTAACAGCCAATGTCGATTACAAAGGGTTGTCCGTCAGTTCCTCTTATAATGTCTCAGCAATAAATAACTTACCAGATGTTCAAGTAGTCTCTTGCGTGATAACCGCTGATGAGGTTGTTAGTATTACAGCTATCAATAAAGGAGTCGCATCTAGGGATATGTCCGCGATCCCTCTGAAATTGAACTGTGTAGCTATCTAAAGACCAACTAACAACGACCCGTCAATTTACGGCGGGTCTATTCACACTATAGGAAATTATAATGTTAACACCGTGGCAATTTAAAAACTCGATAGACGGAATGTTCGTTAGGGTTATTAACGGGTTTAAAGCTATCTGTACGCAGTCTTACGACGAGATGAATAAAAAGCGTGGTCGTCAATGGGGTGCGTCTCGACTCATAATTGCCGCACCGACAAGCACCGGTGCGATTAATTCCGCTGGTGTTTACTACTCTATGATCGTCACGGGTGATAAACCTGTGGACTTAAAGTCCCGTGAGTTTGCACACACCGGCACGACTGTAATAGCTGATATATTCGAAAACCCTACGTATACAGGTGGGACGAACGATCCGTTGTACAGTGCGTGCGGTATCGTAGAGACAACACCCACTGTGGAGTTACTGACGGGTTTTACGTTGACTGATGAGGGTGATAAGTTTGCACCGACTGTTTACGTACTTGGACCAACGTCACAACAGTCACGCGGGGCACCAAACGCGCTTTACGGGTCTAATTATATTTTAGCTGCTAACACAAGTTATCTGTTAAAGTTTTACAGCGCAGATCCACAAATTCAAGACATTGCTGTACGTATCGAAATGTACGACGGTGGCTTAGACGTACCAAATGAGGATATTCCGACATGAGTGTGGAAATAACACAAGAAATTATCGACGCGTTTCGAGCGTCAAAACCCGCGTTTAGCGACGTTACGAAATGGCCTGACGAAGTAGTAACCGAAGCATTTTGTGAAGCGTTCCCCGAATGCGGTGGGCGCGGTTGGGGTGTGTTCGACGTAACTGACTGTCAAAACTTCAAACGTCGCGGCGTGTTCTTATTCGCTGCGCACTGGTTAAGTATTGAATACACTACAGGTGCGGGAGCAACCGACCCGACCTCAGTAAATCCCACAGCGCGTTTAAACGTTGCAGCTAAGTCAGTGCGAGACGAGTCTGTTACGTATCGTGTGGGTGCTATCCAAACGACCGCCGATGATTATTTGTCACTTAGTAACTACGGTGTTCAATATCTTCGCTTACGACGTCGTGCGGGTATGGGTGCTCGCACTGTTTAGTGTGTCAAGATAACATTAACCTCACACCGTCTATAAAATCACCGTTGTGAAGAAACCACTCTGTAGCACCGTTAAAACCTTTCAGATTAGCACTATTTAACATGCTGTGGAGTGATTTCTCGAAGATACGAGCAACACTTCCTTCAACACTGTACAAGTCTAACATTTCAAAGTTGAAGGGTGTGGAACATTTCAACTCACTAACTCTTCTGTTGTAGTTATTAGTTATACCTACTTTAATCATACTACCGTCTTCAGATACTAAGATGTAAAGTTTTGACTGTTTAGATGTGTCGAAACATGTATTAGCGCAAGACGGACAACCAGAACCTCGTAAGTGACATGCTGGGTTCTGGTTGAAATCACCATGCTCAGCACAATTTATAATTACTTTACTGACCCTACCAACATAATTAACTTTAGAATAATCATACTTATCACCGTGTATTATTTTTGATTCATCTATGAACTGGCTTGCAGTCTTAGTTTGTAGCTTTTTCATGCGTTCAGACCCACACGCTCTACATCCCATACCTTTTTTAAGATGATTTTCATAACTTTGTTTGAAGTAACCGTGCGACGGGCATTTTATAGTTATTTTATGTGAATATGATTTACATTCTGACATGGTGTAATCATATTTATCACCATGAACTAGTTTAGCTTTCGCGATAAATTCACTGGTGCTCATTTGTACCTTGTTGGCGCATGTCGGGCATCCGTTACCGTTTAAATGATTGTTAGCTTTCTGGGTGAAATCGCCGTGATTACGACAAGTTACAGTCAGTTTGAACTTGGCTTTAGTGTACATGGTTTTAGAGTAATCATATTTATCACCATGAACTAGTTTAGCTTTTTCGATAAATTGATCGGTGGTTAGTTTACGCATCGTTAAGGCCCCTAAGTCATGGGTAGTCTTGAAAGGTTGCGACAGGCATTGACTAAATGCTTTTCAACTGGCCGGTCTAGTCGCAGTTCAAGTGTACCTTAACATAGTATTTTGTCAAGCTCTCGACGTGCTTCGATCTCGTCGAGACGCTTTTTAATTGCGACGCGTTTCGCATCACCAGTATGTTTACGGTTTTGAGCTACTGAACAATCGACACACTTATCGTTTGACACGTAACGTAACTTGTGACCGTGTTTACACACGTAGTAATAGACAGGTATGTCAAGTTTTTGACACTCTTTCTTCGTCATTTTATTGTCGGTGACTTTACAATGTATCATCGTCGAATCACCTGCTAAATTATATCTACTCATAGCTTCAAACCTTCAAAATATGGGTGTTCTATGCGTGTGTTATCAGACATTACACCCGTTTCGATCGACCAGATTAAATGATCTAACACATCAATCGCCTTTTTAAAATCGTTACATGCTATCACGTATCTGTGGTTATACATTATACGGTATAACCCGTCGAATCTTAAAAATGGTATACCTGTCCCCGAGTACGTCCACTTACCACGTAAATTATTACGTCGTCGGAACGTTTTTATAGTGTTACTTGGTATACCTAACAACCTTGATAGCACGCCCGATTGTAAATTCGGATTCTCGTTTATCGCTCTTCGTTGTTCCGTTGTCATTCGTTGTATCTCCACAATTTTACTGTACGGGAAGTGTAGCGCTTAGTGACGGATACGTCAAGTATTAAACGGGGTTAAAGTAGGGTGCTGTAAGTCTTTGAATTTAAAGCGATACCCCGAAAAGGTGTAAAATCCCGCACTTTCTCACTCTCTTAGTAATACTCTCAATATTATTATTATGATTATGATATATACCTATATATTACTATTATTCTCTCTACTATCTATTCTTATATTTTAAGGGGTAAAGGGGTAAAGAGTGTATAGTGTTATAGGTATCAAGGACTTAGAGTCACCCCGATGTATCACCCCACAAGTATTTAAACGGGGTCGATTGCAACAACACCAAATTGTGAATATACTATGAGCTATGATTAAATCGACTGTGACAGGTGTTCAAAACACCATCGACCAACTGCGACGAGAGCTTGAAGAGCTAACGGCGGATAACTACGTCACAATCGGAATACACGAAGATGCGGGAAACCATGAGAGCGACGACATCACTAACGCATCGTTAGGTGCGATACATGAGTTTGGTGCTGACATAAATCACCCGGGTGGCACGTCGTACGGTTTCGCATCGAAAGCCGCTGCGGAACGTAACGAGGTTAGGTTTTTAAAATCGGGTAGTGGTTACGCTGAGTTAGGTGTGACAGGCCCACACACCGTGAACATTCCCGCACGACCTTGGTTAAACCCAGGAGTCAACGCAGGGAACGAAGAGTATTTAAAAATTATTGAACGTGCACTCGACAACGGCGAAACACTTAACACAGCGTTAGAGCGCGTCGGGGTTGTCGCAGTCGGTATGGTTCAGAAGTACATGACCGAATTGAAGACACCACCAAACGCACCAAGCACGATTAAAGCGAAAGGGTCGTCGAATCCGCTAATCGACAGCGGCGCACTGAGACAGAGCGTAACGTTTAAAGTCTCATCAACTAAACCAACTGAGGGCTTGTAAAATGGCAACCTGTGAATTGAAAGTAGACGTTTCAATACGTCACATGTGGTTAATTAAACTAATCAATATACCGCTTGTTGTGTTTGGTCTCAAACCTTACGTACCTAAATTTTGCATGGTTGTTAGTAAACCGTATTCATCCGAGGTGGTTGGACCATGAGTCTCGACATGCAAGGGTTTATCGACCCCGTATTCACATCGATACCAGCAACACGTATCGCTAAAACGGGTGGTGGTTACGACTCGGGTGGTATTTATCAACCGGGCGCTGAAACACCCACACCGCACACTGTGAATATACAACCCGCAACAGACAGAGAAATCGAAGCACTTGAAAAGGGCGGTGAACGTATCAAAGACGCAAGAGTGTTACACGTCAACGACGGTATTAACGCGAGTATATCACCCGCCGACGTATGGGAATTTGACGGCCAGCGCTACAAATGTCACGAATTAGATAATCGACACTGGCGCAACTATTGCCGCGCCGTGGTTAGCAGGATTGACAATCAATGAACCGTTTAGAGCTATTCAACATCTTACAACCGATCGTTAAGTCCGTTACGGGTGTATCGACTGTTATACTCGCTAATCAGACTCAATCAGACGGTACAGGTATACCCGCACCGTCAGGTGAGTACATCACTATCGAGCCGAAACAATCCGTTGCTCAACGTGGTCAAGCTAATATCCATCACAACACGTCAACGACCCCACTATCTCTAGACGTCGACGTACGCGCTCAAATCATCGTGGAAGCAGATATAAACGTCTACCGTGGCGTTGATGCCATTAGTCGCGTATCACGCTTACAAGAGTGTAACAAGCGCCCTGACGTGTCAACGTCGTTACGAGCTAATAAACTCGGCTGGCAACGTGTGAGCGCTCCAAACAACCTAACGCGTATGCAATCGGGAAACCCTGAGCAACGTGCACAGTGTTACGTGTACTTGTATTACGAAACAACCGACGAGGTTACGATAAACTCTATTGAGTCGGCTAGTTACGGGGTAGAGTACGAGAACGGTACGGTTGTAGCAACTGGTAGCGTGCCCGATTAAGTAGTGTTATACTGTTATTGATTGCAATCAGGAGCATTTAAAATGTCGTATGATATAAATAATATCGTACCTATAAATCTGCGGATTTCACCGCAGGGATTAGGTTACGCAAACTTCGGGAGCGCTACATTATTCGCGCCTGAATCAGAACTACCAGTCGATTTCGACGTTGATACGCGACGCGTTTACACATCGTTGACCGACTTATCTGTGGACTTCGCATCCACAACTGAAACATATAAAGCCGCTAGTAAATGGTTAGGTGGTACACCGTCGATGTCATCGCTAACCGTTTGGGCCACTAACGACATAGACGCCGATTGGCCGACCACGCTAAACAAAGCACGTAACGAATTTTGGTGGTTCTTCACTTTTGTAACCGCTACCGTCTACGCTTCGGTTGCTGACGCTACCGCTATAGCTGGTTGGGCTGATGACAACGAATCGTTCTTCATGAACTGCCAGACAGGTGTTAACGCCACTGCAATTCGTGACATTAACGACGATACTGACATCGCTACAGTATTCACAACTAACGGTTATCGTTACGTGTCTACAATGGCTCACGCTACAGACGCTTACGCGGGTATCACACTCTGTAAGTTATTCGCTAAGGTTAATTACACCGCTACAAACTCAACTATTACCGGCGAAGGTAAAGTGTTGTCAGGTGTTGCGGGTGAAGACTTAACGGGTACAGCTTACGCAGCGATGAAGCTACCGACAAAGAAATGTCAATTCTATACGCAAGTAGAGAATAAAGGTTCAGTCGATGCGGGACGAGTGATTAACTCATGGTCACATAGTTCGTTTGGCGAATATATGGACGACGTGATTAACTTGTCGGCGTTTATCAATGGTATCGGTGTAGAGCTTTACAACACTGTGTTTAATCAACCGACTAAACTCGGTCAGACTCCAGCTGGTCAAAGCGTACTTATCGGTACTGCAAAAGCATTCTGTGAACTTTACATTGCTAATGGTTACTTAGGTCCGCGTAACTATATCGACCCTGATGACGGTCAAACTAAGTTTACAGTGGGTTACGAAATCTTAACGAAGCCTGAAGATATTTTGAACTTAACAGATCCAGACCGTGACGCGCGTAAATCCGCACCGTTACGGATTCGATTATTCAGAGCCGGCGCTATACACGTAGCACCTGTTGACATTGACGTATATTAAGGGGCTAACTGATGAGCTTAGCAGATTACGGTAACGACTCGTTCGTCCTGACAATTAACGGACGTCAAATAACTGACTTTGGTGAAACAGCTTCACCGTTCCAAGATGCACCGATTGACCCGAAGCGACAACTTCGTCGTGGTCAAGGTGGTAAAGCTGTGAAACTTGAACGCAACAACCCAGGTCGATCAGTTAATATTTATTTAAACCCTGGTTCACCTGATAGCACATATGTACAAGGTTTGTTTAATTCTAGCGCTAACATCACAATGTCAATGCAACAAATTGGCACGTTAGACGCTGCGATTGGTACAGACGGGTTAATCACTAACGACGCGACGAACAATCGCGGCGGTACGACTATCAGTGACGACCAATACACGTTTGAATTTAACGTGTGGAACGCTACGAAAGGTGGTGAATAATGTCACAGATTAAGTCAACTACAATCGGTGACATAACGTATAATATTGCTCAAGCCCCCGCGCCTGAGCAAAAACGTTTAATGTTACTACTAGGCGGTAAAATCGCGTTTAACTCCAACGCCGCTGACGCTGACATCGATGTGCAATTACTCATTGGTGCGTTGATGACGTTACCCGAAGAAACATTCGACAAGGTGTCTAACATCGTGTTGAGTCGTGTAATGAAGTCGGGTGAGTCAACACCGGTGGACGTTAAAGACTTTCAGGGTGGTATGATGAACTTATTCACGCTTATAGCTGAAGCGGTTTATCACAACCTGAACGATTTTTTCATCTGGCTCGACGCCGAAAGGGTCGCAAGGCGAGCGAGCAACCAACCAAACGCGAAGAGCTAGTCGACTGGTTCTTCATGCGACCGTGTGTCGGTGTGTCAGGCTTATGTCCACCATTGTGCACATGGTCGCAAGTTCAAGACGGCACGTATTCAATCACTGATATAATGCGATTTAATATCACATTAGACCAAATCATAGAGGCGGCTAATAATGGCTAAAGTTATAAGTAGTTTACTAGTCGGCCTCGGTTTTGACGTAGACCAGAAAGGCGCTAAGGAGTTCGAGGGTTCGATCGACTCTGTAAAATCCAAAGCGTTACAACTCGGGTCGGTCGTTGCTGGTGGTTTCGGTTTAAAAGCGTTAACAGCTGACTTTGCATCGTCGCGCGACATGCTCGGTAAATTCGCAGATACATTCGGTGTACTTCCTAACGACGTAATGGCTTTCGGTAACGCGCTCGCAACTGAACAGGGTTCACTTGAAGGGTTCATGTCACAACTCGAAAATCTTGAGCGTGTACGCGCACGTATACTTGTGGGTGATGTGGGATTTTTCGCACCCGCTGCAAAAGCTGGTATTGATCCAAACGTTATAGCTAACGCTGAGAACGCTACAGACGCTTACCTTGCTCTGGCTGATTCATTCTCTACGATGACCACACAACAACGTATTAACGCAGCGGAAGCGCTTGGGCTTGACGAAGCGAGTATTCGCTTATTAAGCAAAGGGCGTGAAGGTGTTGATCAACTTGTCGAGCGTTTCCGTGCGATACGCCCCGTCACAGAGTCATCAACCGAAGCGGCTGCAGAGTTCAATCGACAGTGGGTCGAGTTTGGTCAAAATATCGGGAGCGCTACGGACTCAGTGAGTGACCAGTTTTTACCCGTTGTTAATAGTGCGATAGACGGTGTCAATAACTGGATAAGTGTTAACAAAGACCTTGTGAACTCCAACGCTGTAACGTTTGCCGGATTCTCGGCGCTTGTCGCTGGTACAGGTGCATTAAACACGCTCGCACTACTAGCTCGTTACATTCCAGCCATAGGTAAAGGTTTAGCGACCGTTGCGAGTGGTGCTGCGGCTGTAACAGGTGTGGGTGCTGCAGCCGTTGCGGGTTATGGTATTGGTACAGTTATAAGCGACAAGCTACCCGAAGATTATAAATTAGATTTAGGGCGTGGCATCGCCCAAACGCTAGCGATGTTCGGCAATGAAGAGGCGCAAGCCGCACTCGACGCTGAATCCGCTGCGGGTGGTTTTACCGACACGTATCAGAAACAAGTTGAGGCGGGTTATTTTGGTAACGACTCAGCACCTGTACGCAGCTTGTCAGAATCTGGATTCGCAGAGCGACGCAGAGAGGGTATCGAGTCTGTAACGCAACCACAAGCGCGACAAGTACCACAACGACAAATCATTGAGATACCGATAATGCTCGACGGCGCTATTATAGATCGTACAGTCGTATCGGTTGTGGATGGTATGGCACAAACAGCTATAGACGACTTATCGTCAAGCACAGGGGGTTAGTGTGGCATTAATTAATATATTCACACCGAAAGCGCCAACACTGGCGGGTTACGAGTTTGACGCGATACTCGAAGACACATTCGAAGCTGAAGTTGAATTGACGGGTTATACGATTGAGCTAGGTGCGAGAGCCGTTGACCACCGTATAATTAAACCGTTCAAATGGTCACTAGTCGGTGCGGTTAGTAATAACCCGCTTAACGCGAGTGTTACAGACTTCATCGGCGCGTTGAGTAACGACGCGGGTGGTGTACTTTCGACGGTCGCTGGTTTATCTGCTGGTTTCTTGGCTGGTAGTAGTGAGACTCGCGCAAGTTCAACACTTGATTTTCTGATCACATTGATGGTCAGTGGTGAACCGTTTGACATTGACGCGGGTGACATACAATTAAAGAACATGGTGATTGGTCGCATTCGACGCACGAAAGACCCTGTAAACGAAAACGCGCTTATATTCGAAGCAGACTTACAAGAATACCCAACGCTCGAAACGACACTGAGTAAAAACGGTGCGTCCCTGTCGGAGCTAAACCCTAATGACCCGAGCTATTCTCAAGCTGTAGCAACTGTGGATTTAGGTGAGGTTACGGGAAATGTATCGAGTGCATCGGTGCTATCAGCGATAGGGGGTTTGTTCGAATGATCACATTGCCGTTACGTAAAGGTGCTGCTAACGCTCATTACACGTTTAACATTCAACTAGGTGAAAACTTTTTAGAGTTCACTTTAAATTATATTACACTCGCTGGACCTGCTTGGTCTGTTGACATTCGTCGCGATGATGTATTGCTCGCAGCGGGTGCGATGCTTGAATCAGGCGCTGATATACTCGAAAACTACGAAGCGGATATTGGTAAATTGTATTTTATCGGTGCGGACGTAACGCTTGATAACCTAGGTGTTGATAATAAGTTGGTGTGGGATGAGTAGTTATAACGATCGACGTTGGTCGCTTGAGGTTGACGGCGAGGTGCTTATCGAAGCTGTCGCTGGTCGACAGTTTAAAGCGACGTTTCAAATACTCCACGACTTCGGCGGGTTCACTAGTTACGCTGATATAGCGATATATAATTTATCAACCGACACGATAAGTAAAGCGTTAAAACGCGGTAAGAATATCGTTTTTAGGGCTGGTTACGTGGACTCAATCGACACCATATTCAGTGGTACAGTGCGCAACGTGTTTCCCGAACGTAGAGGGCCTAACACAATTACACGCTTGGTTTGTAGAGGTGGTAAAGTCACTGAGGAACAACCGCAAATCAATCAAACGTTAGGTGTTGACACCAAACTGATTAACATTATACGTGCGTGCGGCACAGCGTTAGGCTATCCCATAGTGATTGACGACTCACAGTTTGCAGACGTCGACCCGTACCCTTACGGATATGCGTTACAAGGCGATCCGCGTGTGTATCTCGATGAGTTAGCACAAACCCACAAGTTTGATTACGTTATCGAAAACGAGAAACTAGTCGTTGTTAGACAGGGTTACGCTCGCCAAGGTGCTGTGAATGTCATATCACAGTTTACGGGCATGGAAGGTATACCCGAAATATCTGACGTTGGTGTGGACGTAACGACACGGTTAAACCCTAAGTTTCGTATAGGCGGTAAGTTTCGTATCGAGTCGGACTTAGCAACGTTTAATTTTAGTAACTTATATTTCCGCGACGTTCCTGAAACAGCGGGGCAAGGTGAACATAAGATTATTAAGATTGAATACACGGGTGATACGTGGGGAGACTCATGGTCGAATAAGATATACGGTTTACGTATTCGTACATAAAAACACCCCGTCGCGAAACGGGGTTAAAAGGTTCTAACTTGATTGATACAGAATGTATCGGTGTTAACAGCGGTTTGTCAACGTGGGTGACTTTAAAAGAACAGCTTGCAAGCATATCCACTGTTAACCCGTTACATTCTAAATCGACCTACCGTCTATTATCGCAACAGTCGTTAAGTCTCGCTAATCTATCGGTCATAGCCCCGAGATATTGACCACCTCCTCAGTTACGATTCGATATTCACATCTGTCTACACGATTAACTTTACTCGCTAGTGACGAACCTGTCAACACCTAAACGTAAATAAATTTTAAATTATCACCGCGTGAGTGTTATACTGTGAACATATGAGTAATAAAGCAACCCTAACGGAACTTTTCAAGCGTTCACACCGTGAACTAATGAAATCCGTCGCGACATCTATAACGGGCCATGTGATAGCATTTGACCCGACGACTCAACACGCCCAAATACAAATCGGCGTGCAACGTATCGACGTGAACGGGACAACGTTTACACCCTCGCCGCTAATAGAAGTACCCGTGGCGTTTATTGGTGGGTCTGAATACTTCCAAGAGCATCAAATCGACATAGGGTCTGAAGGTACTATACATTTTTCACAACGTTGTATCGATGGTTGGAAAACGACAGGGGGTGTTGCTAATAACCCTATTCTACGTTTTCACGACTTACAAGACGCTATGTTCGTACCGGGCTTACGCTCGCAACCGAATGTAATAGTTGACCATGCGAACGATGGTATACGCTGGCGTAATAAAGCTGGTACACATTACGTGTGGTTGAAGAAAGACGGCACAATCGAAACGACCAACGGTAATTTCACAACAACGGTAAACCCTGACGGGTCGTTAAGTGAAACGAACGGGGCGTATAATAAAACCGTAGCGACTAACGGCACTGTGAACATCAACGGGTTTATTATCAATCCTGACGGTTCAGCGTCAAGTCCTGTCAGTGTAACAGCGCCGACCGTAACGGGTTCAACGTCACTTGTCGTAGCTGGTAAAGAAGTGAAAGAACATACGCACGATAAAGGCGATTACCTCGACGCGGAAGACAGACCGCTTAAATCTGGCAACACCGGAGCATTATAATGACTGTGAGATTATTAGGCAGTGACGGCGATATAACGACAAGTGGTCGTCAATTCACAACTGAAGTTGAAGAAGTCGCACAGACCGTCAAGACACGTTTACGTTTATTTCTTGGCGAATATTTCAGAGACGTTACGGACGGGACGCCGTGGTGGGAGTCGATACTAGGTAAAGAAGGTACATTGTCTAGTAAAGAAGCGATTATAAAAAATCGTATCATACGCACAGAGGGTGTAACGCAACTTATAGAGTTTAACACTGATTTCGACATCAATACTCGCGCTTATACCGTCACTGCTGGTATACTTACACAATACGGATCAACAACGGTGAGCTTGACAAATGGCTGAAATAACTTTTAACGGTTACGTTATAAAAAATCAAAACACATGGTTTGCTGAAGAGCGCCAGCTATATTTGGATATCGATCCGAATTGGAACTTAGACCCATCGACTCCCGACGGCCTAAAACTCGCGTCTGACGCTGAGATATTCGCAAACCTCGACGAGCTTGGTCAACGTGCGTATAACTCTAAAGATCCGAACAAAGCGAAAGACGTTGACCTAAACGTCATATGTTCACTCACAGGTACGATACGTAGTCAAGGCACACCAAGCAATGTGGAGTTAACCTTAACTGGTGTCGCGGGTACAGTAATTTTATCTGGTAAACTCGTCGAGTCTGTGGTCGATGGTTCGCAATGGTCGATTGACTCGAACGTAACAATCGGTGTAGGTGGTACAGTCGCAGCGACCGCAACGTGTACGACCAACGGTGCAACGGTTGCGAGCATCGGAACAATTACACGTATTGTAGACACTGTGGGTGGGTGGCAAAAAGTCACTAACCCAACGGTCGCTACGCTCGGTACGAATAGACAGAACGATTCGTCGTTGCGTCTTGAACGCGCTAAAGCTGTATCACGCCCTGGTAATGCTCAGGTTGATAACATGCTCGGCGAGATATTCGCGGTTGAAGGTGTTCGACGCGCTATCGTACTGGAAAACGATACAGGTGTGACTGATGCTAACGGACTACCAGAACATAGTGTTGCGCCGATTGTTGACGGTGGTACGAACGAAGATATTGCAAAGGCGATATTTCGTAAGAAAAACCCCGGATGTAAATTACACGCGGCTGGTACAAGCGTAACAGTCCCTGACGTATTCGACATTTACCCGAGTAACTCTCGCGACATCACGTTCAGCCGACCTAACTACGTGGATATGATCGTAAGTGTTACGATACAAAACGACGGTACATTACCTAACGATACTGACGAGCGAGTTAAGCAAGCTATTATCGATTACTCGTCGGGTGAATTAGTAGCTGCAGAGTGTGGATTTAACGTGTTAGGTTTTGACATTGGTGAGGAAGTACCAGTGTCACGTATGTACACACCGGTTAATCAAATTATAGGTGTGTTCGGCAACTCGTATATCACAGCATTAACAGTGAACACCCTAACGTCTGGTCAAGTACCCATCGCGCTTAACGAGTTGTCACGCTGGGACTTGTCGAACATAACGGTGATTATAAATGATTAATACCCGTATATATGCACAGTATCGTGATAAACCGAAAGCAGTCGCGTGGTACAACATCGTACCGTCGCTTGCGGGCCAAATAGCTGACGCTTACGAACAGGTCAGGACGTCGTATAATATCGACACGGCTAACACCGCAGAACTAGATGTCATCGGTCGCATCGTGGTCATTGATAGAAGTTACGAGTCTAGTGTTACGTTTGAACCTGACACGTATTTCGGCGCAGATACACTCACCGCACAGTTTGGCGGTAACGACTCACAGTTTGAAACTGTCGGCGCTACGATAACCGATGAGGTTAGTAACGAGATATACAGAGTATTAATCAAAGCTAAAATAGCTAAAAATAACTCAGACGCAACACTTGACGGTGTTGTAAAAGCGTTAAGTTATATAACGAACATTAACCCAATCAGCGTAATAGACAACGAGGACATGACATTCAGTGTGTCATTCGGTTCAGAACTTAGTGAGATAGAGCGTTTTGTGTTCAATACGTTTGATATATTACCGCGACCGCAAGGCGTAGGGTTTTTGGGTTATACTGAAGAAACAGCAATTACACAGTTTGGCGGGTCGTTTGGATTCGGTGACACACGGGCCACATTCGGTCAGTACTTTGGAGCATAAACAACATGGCACTTAAAATTTTTGAGAAATTCTCACCGCGAGCGAACCCAGCGGACGCAGACTACCCATACGGTTCGATTAAGAACGAATCGGTACCGGGCGCTAAAGACGGTACACCACTAGACGCATCGTGGGGTAACGACATGCTCGGTTTCACCGACGCACTACTTGACGAGGCTGGTATCACACCTAACGGTTTACCTGACACTGTGCAATCTTCACAGCGATTAGAAGCGTTAAAAAATATAACTAGTATTTACACTACGGTTTCAGAAGTTGCGTCTGGTAAATACAAAATCGGTGCCACTGTCATTGTAAAGGATAGAAACAACTCAAACTTTGAAGTTGTTAGTGGAGGCGCTGCAAATGGTTTTGACATAATTGACGCGGGTGGCGGTAACACCGCTGTACTTAAAGATACTAATGAAATAGAAAATTTCGGCGGTTTAGCTGACGGGGTTTTTGATAACGCACCCGTAATTCAATACTTATCTTCATCAGGTTATTCTATAAACTTCAAAAGCGGCGAGACTTATAGAGTAGCCGACTCATTCAATCTGTCAAATGAGACTAAGTTTTTCGGTCGCAATACAACTTTACTTTGCGATCACTCTGTTGCGATAGGTACTATTGATGGTAACTGTTACATAGGCGGTTTTATAGTGGATGGTGATAATAATGACCACACAAGCACACCTTTCACCCCGACTAATTTACCAGCGGAAAATATAAAAATAGGTGATATGGAATGGCGTAACTTCCACGGTATCAGCGCGTTTCAAACATACCCACTATATTTACCTATGTATGGGTGCCCTAACTTTCAAATCGGCGACCAAAGATTTATAAACATTACCCAAGATGACGACGGCTCCGTTACCGGTAAAGGTTTCGTTGGGGGATTGTATTTGGTTGGTAGGGACGCTGATGTAGTACACGGTAAATCATACGGAAAGATTGGAAATGTTTATGGTGACACGATAAAAACAGTTGACGGTGGTTTAGGTGTTGTACAAGACGCTGACTTAATACGTGGTTTTGCTGAAACCCCAACAACTGAAAAATTTGATGTGACCATAGGTGATGTTACAGGTAGAAACGTAGCTAAAAGATTAGTTAAAGGTTCTAGTTTTGGTAACGTTACTGTTGGTAATGTAACAGCTTACAACTTAGACCCATCACTACCAATGCACTCAGTTGTTGAGTGCTTAGGAACAACTGACAGTTGGAAGTTTGGTAACATCGTAGGCGTAGGTTACGGCGACAGGGTTTGTTGGTTTAAGGGGGATAATAACACCGCTGGGGATATTTTTGACGGCTTCGGCTCACAAGCAGTTAGGTTTGGTGCTGTAGGCGATAAGGCTAAGGGTTGCTCGGTAGGTAATGTAACTGGTCTTGGTGATTTTGAAACCAATTTAGCGCAAGGTACGGGTGTCATATTTGATGACCAAGAAAACTGTTCATCTGGCAATATACTGGATAATTTTACTATAGCCGTAAGCTCTACTAGTGCTAACACTGGTCGCGGCTCGGTTAAAGACATCTTATGTAGCGGGCGCGTTGAGTTGGTATACGGTGCAATAAGTGTTAATAACATATCAGCAAACATACTTGGTACTACTGTAGCGGGTGCTCACTACAGCCTTGGTTCTCAAGCTGAAATAGTGAATGCTGACATAGAGACAGATGGGCGCGTTACTATGAGCATATCCGACAACCTTGTAGATGTTTCACTAGGGCACACGAAAATTAAGCGCGTATCTGGTGACAATGGTGTTGAGACTAATCACAGTATATTCACTACTTCATCTTCTGGTGGCGGAAAGTTGAGGGGCACATTAGAGATAGAATCAAATTTTGTGATACCCGGTACGCCTACTGGTACATCTGGAAAATCATTAGCATACCTTACCAGTATTGAGTTGGTAGATTTGTCACTATCAGTCGATGTTACTGCAACGAGCAGGGGGGCAACAGGTTACGGCGTATACATGAACGCTGTAACAGGCCAATGCAACAGGGTTTCTCATCGTGGAGATTATGGCGCTGGCGCTGTTGGGATGTTAATAACTGGCGATGTGTCAATCACAAAAACTGAGCAGTTGGTTGATAGTTCAACACTAACTTTATCGTCTGGTGCTACAGCGTTCCTAGTTGAAAAACGCTCCACGGTTACGGTTAGTGGTACACCAGTAGTACCCCCAGTAAATACTAATAGATAGGTTAATCATTACTAACGTGGTCTTTGTATAGTAAATAACAAAGGCCACACACTAAAACTATTGTAATAATTATTGCTTGTAAATCTGGCATTTTCGCACTCACTTATTTAATTGACTGTAACGTCACTATATACGTACTCGCGCAACGTGTCAACACTTGTTATAATTAAATTTAACCAACTGATAGGAGTGTGAAGTAATGGCCGATCCAACTAAACCAGACTTACCAAAACCAAAACCGAAGAATAAGTAAATGTTATTCTTCGTACTAGCGGTAGCTTTCGGGCTATTCGCTATTAACCCTAAAGTTCGTTACATATGCTCGCTGCTTTGCGGGCTTAACGTGTTTTTATTAATTGTAACAACATTTTGCGATAGAAACGGTGATGCGTTATACTGGTTCAGAACAATTGGTACTACCGTTGTCGCTGTACTCGCATGTATGCCGCGAACGACAATAGGTTATTATCAGTCCATATTACAACTGTGCATATTGTGTAGTTATGGGGCACTCGCTTACGACGTATCACAAGGGCAACACGTCTTGATTTATAACAATTACGAAACGGTGATTTATGGACTTGTCGCTTGTCAATTTATTGGAATTTTTACAGCGATACGGTACGTTAATTATGATCACATTAAACGTGGTGTACGTAGCTTTTTACATTTACAGGGGAATCAAAGAACATGAGCGCACATTTACCCGATGCGGCCAATGCAAACATTATAGGCTCAGGAGCAACCGCCGCGACAATAGCGGGAACTAGCGCACTAGGTGTGATAAACGAGTATGCTGTCGCCCTTGGTTTGGTTTTGAGTGTCGTGTCGTTGGTTGCTGGTATATGTTTTAAGATTTCGGCAAATCGTAAAGAAGAGTTGAGACGTAAAGAAGAATTAGCGTATCGCACTGAAGAAGCTAAGCGAGCGCAACAACAAATGGACGCGCTCGCCGCAATGGTTCAATCGATAGCTAATCGTGATTAACCCCACATATAGTACGGGTGATTACACACCCCGCATCACGTAGATGAAAAACCTTACAGCCGCAATACTAACAGTACCTACAAATATTGTCGTAAGGATATCACTGTCAGGTGCGAATATAGCGATACCAATTAAAGCTACAAAAGTGTTTAAGATAATATTAATCATGATTTCACCCCACATATAATATCTTCAAAGTAACCAAGTCCAACGCCTTGTAACATGCTCGGCGTTCGTCCGTTATCCATTTCGTGTAATAGTATTTCGTGCGCTTTTTTGACCGCTTCTTCAAGCACTTCTATTCGCTCTACTGCATGTAATAACATATCGGGACAAGTTTGTAACTCGATAACCTTAAAAGCATTACCGCTTATCTCAATACCGTCAACGGTACTAGCTATTTTAGCAGTTTGTAACATTCTACTCGTAGTATATTTACCTTGTGATTTCATACCATATAACCTCGTGTAATTAGCGCCACGGAATGTGACGCTTTTTGATAGTATCGTCTATAGTGACGGGTATGTCAACAGATGATATACACTTTCATTGAGTGGAACGAACCCATACGTACTTGACGATATAACATACCCTTGTCGTCATCTTCAAGTCTGAATTTTATAACACTATCTTCGAGTGACGGTTCGTAATCTGTTAACACTGTTATACTTTCACCGTCTGCCATGTTGAGTATAACTTTAAAACCTTTCGTAATCGTCGCCATTTTATTCATCCCCTCTGAGTGGTTTAACTAGTTTTTCAGCTTCTTGCACGTAGTAATCGTAATTAACTGTCGAGCGGTCGAAATTCTTAACGTTCGAACAGTCCGTTACTCGCCAGCCAACACACACGCCCATTTCACGTATACCGTGCTTGCTACGGTTTTTAGTGTGTATACGTTCATCCCATTTATCACCGTTCAGGTCAGTCGAGTGTAAAGAGTGATCGGCTGGTCCGAAGTTATTAACGTCGTAACCGTGTTGACGCATGTTGTCTCTGTTCTCAGCAAGTACCGCCGCGTATGTTGCGTCCGATACTTTCGCGGCGCGTTTCCACGTGCCTAACTCACCCGTAGGTGGTGCAATCTTAACGAGCGAACCACCGCTATTCGATACGTAATAACGTACGATATTCGCCAAGTCTATCTCGGCGTTATCGTATTCAGGCCAACGCATTACAAGACGGTTCGAGCGTGGCGCTTTTGCACGACACATAAAGTCGTAATCGTCTGCGTGGTTTTCGATAAACGTGCGAATATCCGTACCATGTACCAGTGCCGCTTCGGCTGCTTTAGGTATGACTAGTCCGCTTGGGTCTTTACCGTAGGGTACTTCTCGCGTACCTGGGTTTTCGTCCATACGTTCATGAGCGTAAGCGCCGATACGTTTTAATCCGCCCCCTTCGTACTCAGCGATGTATGAATTAACGTCACGAATAAACATACGTGAATATTGAGCCTCTTCAAGCTCTAAGCACGTTAACTGCTCCCACCATTTACACAATGCGCGAGTGTGTTCGATGTGTTCTCGCGGGCAATAGTAGGTAATACCGTCCGTGTTGGCCTGAATCATTTCAAGGTTTGGTATTTTTATCATCTGCTCAACGAGCATACACAATAATAATTGACCGTTAAGCGTAATCGACATTGTGAATTTAGGATCGAGAAACACACTATACGCGTTGTTACTATTCCCGTAGTTGGCGTTAAGTGCCTCTTTGTATGCTGCGTCTTCTGGTGAACCTTTAGGGTACGATTTACGAGTATGATAAACACCTTCATAAGCGTTACAAAACTCCACACCTAAATGCTCAGCGTGTAGGCGGTTTTTAATTGCTAAGTTCGGATAAAAGCTAGCGACATCGACATCTATTATTTGATGCGTTTCATTCGATTCGAATATACGAGACTCAACGCTCGCATGGATACCACCAGTCCCGAAATAATACTTCAAGCCGTCGACTTCAGCGTTAAGCCCTTTAAACACACCTTTCGTTTCGGTGATTGTTTTACTCGCAAGTAACGCGCGTACAGCTTCAAACTCTGGACGCTCGAAACGCACGTAAGGGAATATACATTCACCGAGATTAATAGATGGGCGTATCGTTTGGCGCTTAACACGCTTATTGCCTACGCGGTCGAAAAACTCGATACCCGCTTTTTCACATTCGTGTATAAGAATATCACCACCCATTTTAGTATTTGAATGGTTTAAAAAATTCTTGCCGAACGTGGTCGATAGCTCCTCACGTAGTTTAATTTGTGTCAATGACCGCACATAGAAGAATATCGTAGCGATCACGTCGTGTTCGTTGTACCTGTGGAGTTCGTCAATTTGTTCGTCTGTTAAGACCGTACCGACGTCAAACGGTAAGTCTTCGACGTCATCCATACGCATCGCAATTTCAAGCGCTTTAAGACTTGTTGGTTCTGTTCCTGTGACTGGGTTTTCTTTGTTGTAATGCCACACCATAATTAAATCTAACTGTTCGAAGAGTCTGTCACGATCCCAAACCTGTAACGCGAATTTCTCGTCTTTCGAACCTTTGATTAGTTTCATCGCTAAATCGTAAATAGCGCGAGGGTCGTTCATCTGTTGCATAACGATACGATGTAACACAGGGTAATCGAACCCAACGTTATTGTAACCAACGCCGCGAGCGTTACACGCTTTAAGCTGCCACACAAATGCGATAAGCTCGGCTAGGTCGTTACGTCGGTACGAGATTTCAAACTTCCAGCGCGTATCGGTCGCCATGTGGATAAAGCGGGCGGTAAACGTGTTAGGGTACGTTTCTAAATCGTAAGCATAATCGCGTGGGTTAATCGGTGCGTGGCTTGACGCCCATTCAGGCTCGCCACAATGCGGACAGTTATCCATATCACCCGGATAGGTTTTCTCACACGCACACAATGAAAGATATTTAGTCATCGTATATAGTCCTCTGGTATTTCGTCAATGAACTTATATTCCGTCACACTCGGCGCAACTTTAAGTTCACATGTGGTTTCATCGATTAGTTTAATATCCGACGACCAAGCACCATGCGTACAGCTAAATTTATTAGTGTCAGGGTCGTAATACCCGTAAGTATGTCCATCCAATAACATTGCTTTACGTTTAGTCATAACAATCCTTAAAAGACGAATAATTAAAGTGCCTTATCAGTCGTTTTAATCATTCGTCTTTTACAAAGACCCCGTCAACCGTTGAACCTGTGCGGTTACGTATCACGTTGTAAGCGATGCGGTAACACTCACCGATGTCTACACATAGTAGGGTAGCTAGTCGGTTAAGTACCAACACCACTTCTATGACTCGTTGTTCGATCGGTTGTTGCTTAGCGACCGCACGTGCTAAACGACCTTGAGTCGCACCGTACTCGCAAGCAACTTTCAAAGCGTCAGTAGTTGCAACAGCTTCCCCAAATGACCCATGGTTGTAGAAGTTGGGGTGGTTAACACGCTTAATGTACTCTTGCGGATCTAAACCAGCGTTGAGGCACTCGATGGTTGCAACGACTAAACGATCACCTATAGCGTCGATTAGCTCGTCCTTATCACGATTGAGAATAGCGTCGAATATCTCCCCACCTTCCTCAACACCTTTGATAAACTGAGCGCACACTGCTTGATTGCTTGTACCAACCAAACCTTTATCGATTGCCCACTCTGTAACTAACTTTATATTGTATCGCATTGTATTACTCCAAACCTATGTCTTTGAGAAAGTCTTCGAGTTTATCGATTAAACCATATTGCTCGTCATCCTCATCCAGTATGTTAGATTTAACTAGAGCCACTATTATATCTTTGTGGTCTCTATCATTATTATTAGTTATTTCGTCTATCAAATCTTCATCTGAATATTTAGATAGTAACTCATAACGATCCGAGTAAGTTGTAATGTTGTCTACCCCCAACCCTTCCACGATATTTGCCATTTCACAACCTGAAAATGTGTCTAAGTCTAAAGTTATAGCTAATTTACTCATAGTAACCTCACGAATAAGCCCCGCACGAAGCGGGGCGTTAAAATTAAACTTGCGTTAAACCCGCTAAATGCGCTTCAGTCCAACCCGGCATCGCTAGCAACTGTGACTTTGTGTATATAGTACCTTGCACATCGTAGCTCGGCTCGGCTGGTGGAGTTGCTACAGGTGTGTCAAGTACTGGTGGTGGTGTTGCGTTACCAGGCGTTTGAGGCTGTACCAAGTCGTGAGCCGGTGTTACAGGTGCTTGCGTTGCTGCAGGTGCTTGCGTTGCTGCAGGTGCTTGCGTTGCTGC